CTTAGTGATAGTCCAGAATTTTTAAATTGGGCACTAGGATTTGCTAACAACGATCATGCCGCTACAATAAAAAGTAATATGAAACCATTTGAGATGTTATTCTTTCAACTTGGAGCAGAAATATTAAAAAATATAAAAGGATTTACAGCAGCAAATCCATCAGCTTCTGTTCAAAGAATGCAAAAGGGATTAGATAAAGCTATAAAGGACATCCAAAAGGGAGATGACGTCAAGAAGATAAAATTAGTAAAAAATCAATTGGAAAAGTTATCCGCTATAGGTGGACCAGAAGCAATTGTACCATCAGAAGGTCTAGTCTTTAAGTATAAAGGCAAAGTGTATAAGTTTACCGGAGCATTTGCACCCGTGAACCAAATACTCGGAGCACTTAAATTTAGTCGATAATTATATAACTATATATGTATACAGGAAGCAGTTATGTCAGTAGAAAAAGTACAAAATAAAATAAATCAACTTTTTAAACCCAAAGTCCAAGTTGGGTACAAAACACCTTCAGTAAGTCAACGAAAAGAAGGTGAAGAATGGACCGATGCTAGAGGACGAACGTGGAAGATAGAAAACAATCAAAGAAAACAAATTACCAAAATTCCACCTCGAGGTTTTGATAAGTGTCTAGATTGCGACAAACTCATTCTAAAGAAAATAGATCAGGATACCTGGAATAGAATGGCGAGATGCTACTACTGCCAGATTAATTTTGAAGCTCACTTAAAAACTATAAACAAATGGGGCGATTGGGTAAACGAGCAAGAACAAGCTAGGTGGAAATCCGTGACAGAAGAACTAACGGATGCACTAAGAGGTGAAAGTGAAAGGTTACCTGATTTTGATCCCACAATAGCAAACGCAATAACTAACGAACATAAGAACGGAGCTAAGTAATGAAAATTTTTACAAAACTTGTAGCTATATTGGCTGGAATAGCAGGAATAGTGGGTATAGTTTTGGGTTCACAGAAAAAATCTCAAGAAGTCAAAGAATTAAAAAAAGTTATAAAGAATTCTAAAAAAGAAGAGGCTAAAGTAGAAAAAGAGATAGTAAGTTTAGAGCAGGATAAAGCCACTAACAAAAAAGAAATCACAAAACTCAAGAGAAGATTAACAGTAGCTAAGAAAAAAACTGTTAAGATGGAAGAAGCCTATGAGGCAGACGATATAGAATCAGCAGAAGATTTTTTAAAAAAGTTTTCTAAAAAGAAATGAGAATGGATATGAAAATATTAAAATATTTGTTAATAACCGGTTTAATATTGTCAGTGACAGATGGACAAACCATTAAAAAAGATGGCAAGGAAGTAGCATCATTTACACAGTCTGAAGCACTTGAAATGTTGAAAGCACGTGATGCTCAATGGAAAGGTAAGTTGGCAAAAGCTGACTCGTTGATAGCATCTAAGAACGTTGTGATCAACGAGTGTGAGAGTCTAGTGGCAGAAATAGAAAAAAATGCTAACGTCGAGTTTGTTCTATCTGAGGCCAAAAGTAGACAAATTAAAATATTAAAAACACGAGATAAAGCAAATGAAGAGATGATAAAGGCTCTTCAACCTAAATGGTATGAAAATCAATACTTGTGGTTAGTAATAGGAGTTATTCTAGGTAAGATCTGATGAGTGACATTAAGCAAGCCATCCGTAGAGAGTACCTCAAGTCATCTGATGATCCCGTTCACTTTTTACGTAAATATGCAACTATACAACATCCTCAAAAGGGTAAGATTAAATTTGATCTATATGATTTCCAAGAGAGATCACTTCAGGATCTAAGACAGCATGACTATAATATAGTTTTAAAATCTAGACAGCTTGGAATCAGTACATTATCTGCAGGTTATGCTCTATGGACGATGTTATTCTTTCAAGATAAAAACATATTAGTGATTGCTAAGGATAAAGACTCTGCTAAGAATCTCGTTACTAAAGTGAGAGTGATGTATAAAAATTTACCCACTTGGTTAAAGACTACAGTGGAAGAGGACAATAAGTTATCATTTAGATTGGGCAATGGCTCACAGATAAAAGCTGTTGCTGCTACACCAGAAGCTGGTCGATCAGAAGCATTATCTCTGTTGATACTTGATGAGGCAGCATTTATTGATACAATTGAGAGTATATGGACAGCTGCACAACAGACGCTTGCTACGGGTGGAAGATGTATAGTGTTATCGACACCAAACGGTGTTGGAAATTGGTTTCATAAAATGTGGGTTGATGCTATAGAAGGCACAAATGGATTTTCTTTTATAGAATTACCTTGGCAAGTTCATCCCGATAGGGACCAAACGTGGAGAGATGAGCAAGATAAAATTTTAGGTCCAACAAAGGCATCTCAAGAATGCGACGCTGACTTTTTAAGTTCAGGTAATTCAGTAGTAGATGCACAGATACTTCAATGGTATAAGGAAACAACAGTTGCTGAGCCAGTAGAACAGGGTGGTGTAGATAAAAATCTTTGGATATGGTCTTATCCAGACTATACAAAGGAATATATAGTTGTTGCTGATGTAGCACGTGGAGATGGAACGGATTATTCAGCCACGCAGGTATTTGAAGTAGATACAATGGATCAAGTAGCTGAATATAAAGGTCAACTAGGAACTACAGATTTTGGTAACTTTTTAATTGAACTTTCGACTAAATATAATGACGCGTTGCTTGTGATAGAGAATAACAATGTGGGATGGGCAACAATACAAACAGTAATAGATCGAGGTTATAAAAACCTTTTCTATCAATCTAAAGATCTACAGTACATTGACGTTGAACAACATACCACCAACAGATATAGATCCGAAGATAAAAATCTTATACCCGGGTTTGGAACTTCCGCTAAGACAAGACCGTTAGTAATAGCTAAAATGGAAGAATATACAAGAGAAAAATTAGTAAAATTAAAATCAACACGTTTAGTAGAAGAACTTTTTGTATTTATATACAAGAACAACAAACCTCAAGCCATGCAGGGATATAACGACGATTTAGTAATGTCGTATAGCATAGCATTGTGGATAAGGGATACAGCTCTTAGATTAAAATCAGAAAAAGATGCTTTACAAAAAGCTACAATGAATTCTATCTTAAATTCAAATCAAGGGCATGATGCTGGATTTAGTAATAGAACATCTCCTGCGGGAAAGGAAAATCCATGGGAGCAAAATATAAAGGGACAAAAAGAAAGTCTCGATTGGTTATTATAAATAGGATATTAAATGGCACAAGAAAAAGAAAACATTTTACAACGACTAGGAAATTTACTACAAAGTAATATAGTTATACGAAAAACTGGTGATAATCGACTAGTTGTAAAAGATTTAGACTTTAATCAGAGTGGATTACTTAGCAATTTTGTGGATCGATATAGCAAGATTATGGGGGGCAGTGGTTTTGGTTCACAATATTCCGCAATGCAAAATAGCAGGAATGCATATGAAGTAGCCCGAACAGAATTATTCAGAGAATATGAGCTTATGGATTCCGATCCTATAATCAGTAGTGCTTTGGATATCTACTGCGATGAATCTACAATTGATAATATTAATGGTGAGATACTAACCATCCAAACAGACAATAGTAAACTCCATTCAGTGCTTCATAATTTATTCTATGATATATTGAACATAGAGTTTAATTTATGGTCGTGGATGAGAAATTTAGTAAAGTATGGAGATTTTTTCCTATTAATGGATATAATGGATAAGTATGGTGTAGTGAATGTTAAGCCATTATCACCTTATGAAGTGAGAAGGTTGGAAGATCACGATCCAGAAAGTCCTAAAAAAATTAACTTTGAAATAACTGGAGATGAATCTTCTAGAAGACCTAATTCAGCTAAACCTAAAATGTATGAGAATTATGAAATAGCTCATTTTAGATTACTCAGTGATAGTAATTTTTTACCATATGGTAAATCTATGTTGGAGGGAGGTAGAAGAGTTTGGAAACAATTGTCTCTTATGGAAGATGCTATGTTAATTCATAGGATTATGAGAGCACCTGAAAAGAGGGTATTCAAATTAGATATTGGTAACATACCACCCAATGAAGTTGATAATTTCATGCAAAAGATTATTAACAAAATGAAAAAAATACCCGTCATAGATCAAAATACAGGTGAATATAATTTAAGATATAACATGGAGTCCGTAACTGAAGATTACTTTTTGCCAGTCAGAGGAGGGGATTCAG